CCTCCTAATAATGCTTGCGCTTCTAACTACCAGAGGGTGTGTGAAAAGCAGGTGATATTCACCTCTTTCCTAAAAAAGTAAATACCATCGGTTCCTCTGGTGAAGCACTTGTTAACTTTCAAGAAAGGGGTCAATCACCTTCCTAAAATTATTTGTGCTTCCAATGCTGATGTATGGAATCGAACCATACCATTAAGGGGTTCAGCCTTAACCTTTATCAGCATAATGTAAAGCGCTCGCCCCGCAATAGGCTCCGTAGAGTATCTATCACTCTTTCTTCTTACGAAGGCGAAACTTACCTAGCTCTACATAGTAGATACCGGGAACTGCCCCCGCAAGCGTTGTCGCTTGGTGTCTACCTTCACGTATCCACATGAATGTGAGCAGTTTAATGACATAATTACTCAGGTCATTTTTCGGTTTATGTCGTAATTGATAACTTTTCGACATTACCATAATAAGGCCTATTTCTAGTTAAAAACCGCCAAAAGTCCGCCAGTTTTCCGCCAAAAGTCCGCCACTTTACTTTGGAACTAAAACACTCTTATCAGGACATACCTTTGCAACTTCCCATAGAGCGTTATCTTGCATTCGTTCACAGGTTCGTTTGGGCAAGTGAAGCTTCATTGCTACTTTGTCCATTTTCCAATTGTGATGTACAAATCGATAATCAAGAATTTGTGCATATAGCTCATGTTCGTCACCCTTTGAACTGATATAGGCTAACATGTTCTCACGAATCTTCCATTCTCGTTCTGCATTAACATAATCAACAAGTTTATAATCAGCATCATACAGAGTACCTGTTGGCAAATTATCTAAACTTGGTGAACCAATCGTTAAAGTTTTCTTTTTCGCTTCATCCCTCCAATCCCAATATTCACTCAACCATTTTTGAGCATTAGCTGAACTCTTTTTCTTGTCATACTTACCGAAAAAATTACCAATCACGACGCCCTACACCCCTTATGATATAATTATTTTGGTTATTCTTTAGGAGGCGTGCCACTTGGTGCGTTTTTTTTTATTTCTTTGAGGTATCTACCTTAATCGTTGTTACCACTCCCAGCACAAAGCCAATTGCTCCAGCCCCGATTGCCGTGATTGCTAGTAGGTCATATATGCTCATTGCTTCCACTTCCACATTACATAAACACTAATTCCAATACCTACAAAAGTAATGATTGACTCAATCACTACAAAGATAAGCGCTAAGAGTTTATAATTTGGAGCTTTTAATGGCTGAATGCTAATTACAAAGCACCAGAACGCAACTCCGCTAATCATCAATCCAAGCCCTAATCCATTTAAGAACTTCATCAGTCGCACCTCTCGTAAGTCCGGCAGAATTTTTTGCCACTCATAGTTCTCCAATCGGTGAATGTCACATCAAACACGGTAATCTTTCCAAGATTAATAATCCACCAGCCATGCTTTAGCGGTAGACAATTATTATCTTTCCGAAAAGTGAACGTTTCTCCCCAGCCATCATCAGTAATACAATATTTATTCATCATTTCATCCGAACCATCAAACTGTTCAGCTTGAATGGTTGCCGTCTTTTTATATTTGTGTAGCATTATTAACCTCCAAACGGCCTACCAACAACGTCGTTCAAATATTCATGAAATTTAATCCATCGACTATTTGCAATCAACCCAACTACTATTGCAGTATACGGATAGAATAGAATTTCAAATGCAGTTACTATCCAAAAAATTAACACAACTGGCGATATAAGAATTAAAGCTATCCATTGTCGTATAGTCATTAAGCGATCACCGTCTCTTCGAAGTAATTGTCGGGGTCAATCGGGCCACTAACTGCAAAATCGCTAGTTTTATATAAAATAGCAGTCTGAGACATATTGAGCATATCTGCAACTAGACTCTTTGCATTCTCCTCATTCTTCGCAACTACTATATGACTGCCAAAGTGCAACCCTTTACTTCTCATTACTTCGTAAATGTGCATTAGTCATCCTCCGTAATTTGCAAAAGCATCGTTGGCGCAGAATATGATTCAGGTTCAACGATCGTAGCTTCCGAATCATGTTGGCAATCATTAGGGTGCTTCTTTAGTTCGTAACAATATGAGCACGAGATTGCTTGCTCTGCACTAGTTGCAACTACATAATATTTGCGATTAGTATCATTAATTTCTACTTTGTAAAGGTTATTCATTACTCTTCCTCCTTAATAAGTGACCGTCCGCACATCGGACAGTAGTTAATGCCTACAACTAAAGGATCAGTTCCATCTCCCCAGGATATTAGGGTTCTTTCTAAAGCATTAAATTCAATATCTCCGTAAGTATTATTTCCTACAAAAACAGTAGTAGGATCATCGACTCGTTCAAAGCATAGTCCTGTGCCATCCCAAGGCGATCCATTGTATAAGCTAGGGAGATCACTTCCCGCATGGCAGTACGGGCAATTCTTCTGCTTTTCAGTTAGTTTCATTAGTCGTCCTCCACCGATTCAGTATTGCGTAGCAAATCTTGAATCCAAGGTACAGCCTTAAATTCATTCTTATTAGCAATCGTATTTAATTCGTCCATTGTAAATTCTTGTTTCAAACCTGGTCGTAAAGCACAAGCGAAAAATTTATGCCCTAACGGATTGCTATTATCGTTTTCAGTAGTTAAATATTGCTTACCATTTTGAGAATTAAAGCCAACTAACCGTACTCGATACTTTGGTTCAGTAAATAGGACGTCATCAGGTGTATCAATTAATGATTTAGTTATCATAAGAAAATCGATTAGTTTTTGTAAGGGAAGGTTAGTATCACCATCTAATTTTAGATTTCTCACATTATTTCCAAGAATAACGTGAGAAATTTTAAAATCACCATACCAAACTATTAGTTTAATAACATCGCCATTAGTGTTATCTTCATATACCTCAAATCCGTTGTTTTCTAGTTCTTTAATATATTCATCAATTTTCATCTTTACGCCTCCGTTAATTTGCTAGGAACCGTTTCCCTTGCCATTGCGAAAAACGGATTTCCGGTCGCTGTCTTTACTTTTACCGTTTCTTTCATTCGGTTAATTTCAATGATGTAATAAACCATTCCGTCTTCCTTAACCATCGTGTTGTTTTCATAACACTTAACCGCTTCATTAAAAGTCATTTACTTACCTCCATAATCACTAAATCCATACCCCACTAAACCATCGCTAACAATCTTCACCGCATCCTCAGCTGACCGGGCAATTCCATGAATTACACCATGCTGAGTTAACATGTGATGAAATTGAATCTGGTCTTGGCGTGGTTTTCCACGTTCATTTTTTACTTCAATGTAAAATACTTGATTATCCGACCAACGAAATCCGTAAAGATCCGGATGCCCCGAAGGCACACCAGCGCTAAAGAAACGACCATCCGAAGTACGAACGTTACCGACGTTTACCCGGAACACTGTACAATGATGACGTGACAGTGCTACCCGAATATCATTTTGAATTTTGTGTTCAGCGGTCATATATTAATCACCAGTTTTATATTTTTTGCCAAATACTTTCATTTCATTGCCCTTCAAGCCAATTTTCTTAAAAATCCTTGCAGTTCTTAATACACTAGCCCTCATAGCAATTCCGTAATAATAGTTAGCAAAAGGATTATCTTTTAAACCTTCAGCTTTCAAAATTTGTCGCCAACGTGGTTTTCGTAAAACACCTAAATAATTCATATTTTTACGATTGATTCTCGCCTTTTGCTGTTTTCTGACCGCCCAGTAATGCTTTTCTCTATTCATACGGATTAATCCACTCCTCACATAATTTACAGACCTCGGTTAGTACATCCGGGTCCGGATATAGTGTTGTAATGGTGAGCGTTCTTTTTCGACCAGTTACTTTAGTTGATACGTGAACACCATTACCGTCTGCATCTAACTTGAACAGCCGATAAAATAATTCTCTATTGTTCATCATTAGTTCAACTCCACTTCTTCGACACTATCAATTGAAGTTCGAGGGATGATTACGCGGTTATTGCTTCGATTATGACCAACCAGGTAGTTACAACCAATATCACGTAATGCTCGTTGAATATCTTGATAACTGCCCTTGTAGTTATAGACGTTACCGCCAATTGTGTGTATTTTTATCATTGTTTCCTCCATTGAATACACTACGAATACAGTAGTGTAAACAGTTAGTTTCTTACTCTCTCAAGGGGTTGAGTGCTTGAATACATGAATACACTTAGTTTCAACTTTTTTTTATAACGTATATATAGTATTTATATATATTTATTTTTTATTATTAAAATGGTGTAGTAGTGTATTCAATATCTAACAATCGTTGATATAAAGGGATTTTCGTGAATACACTAAATCGGTTTTTAGTGTATTCATTCCTGTGACAGTGTATTCAGTTTTCGATAACCGCGATGCACCGTTCCCTTAAATCGTTTTTGTCCTGCTTTCCAATCGTTACGATTATCCATGACGTATTTAATCTTTTTCGCTAATGAACGGTTACGGACTAAATTTTCTTCTCCTAATTCATGTGCAATTTCAGAACTTTCAATCCAGTTATCAGGCCAAGTACCTAATACTCGTTCAATCTGATTTTCTGTTTCATCAATGTACATGAATGACTTCCGGTTATCTTCAATTAATTTCTGTTGTTCTTTGTTGAGGATGAAACTAAAACCGTTCTTGTAAAGTGCTACTGCTTCTCCCCATAATTTAGCAACCGTTTCATCATCTAAATCAGTTACCGGATTAGCAACGGCTCGACTTTTATCAGCCATATTAGGCAGAAACCGCCGTTCACCAGTCTTATCTTTCAGATAAGTTGATTCATTAGTCGTTCTTGCAATAACGAAGTTTTTTGGCCGGCGAATTGTGTGTCGACCATAGGGTGGCCGAAACTCTAATTCTTCAGCTGAAATAAATTTCTTTAAGTTTTCAAAGTCTGAATTGTTAGTTGCCGTCATTTCATCATCGTTAACAATTAAAGCTCGTAACATATTTGCGTAATTATCTTTGTCTTTGAAATCAGTAAACTGGTCTGTATACCAGCCGTGTGCTAATTTCTTTAATAGAGTAGTTTTACCAACTCCCTGTCCTCCTACTAGGTCGAACACCCAGTCGAATTTACTTGATGGTTTGTATACCTTCATAACGGCTCCGACCATAAATAACTTAGTTTGGAGTGCGGTCACTTCTGTATCAGGAACCCCCAGATAAATTGGCAAAAAATCCTTAATCCGTTCTTTGTGGTCCCAATCCTTGAAGCACTTTTCCATGTAATCTTTAACCGGATTGTATGGATGTTGTCTTGCTTCAACTGTGATTGCCATGTTTAGCAACTTTTCTTGAAACATGATGTTATAAGAATCTTCAATGTAGCGAAGAATCATTGCTGAATAACTATCATCCATTTGTCCTTTCTGGATAAACATTTCAGGAATATCTTTTACAACATCAATCGAATATGCGAACTCGTTATACTTGAAGGTTCCATGAAGAAGTGGGTCTTGAGCAAGAATTAAGCCAACATTTTTGAGACTATTTGTTTTTGGGTTACCTTGACCGTTAAGTTCAAAATAAATCGGTTTTCTAATCACGTTATCTTTCGCCACTCATTGCACCTCCATTTCGCATATCTCGTTTAACCATTGACCTAAACGTCCGATTTACTTCTTCCTCCGGGAGCGGATCGGGCGTATTTTCATTAGCCATTAATACTAGCTGATAAGCCTCTTTGGGATGAACTCCTCTAAATAAAATTGCTCCAACCAGTCCAGCTAATGTTTTATTTCTCAGCCCTTTATCTCCTAACCCGTTGGCGATAGTTTCAAGTAAATCAGTTGTTGAATTTCGTTCACGTGGTTTTAGCACTAAATCATTCGGGATACTATGTCGGTAAGTAGCCCTCATCTGGTTAATATTAACTACTAACGATTTTGGAGCGGTCACAATGGCATGTTTGTTTAACCATTGGTAACCATCGCTCGGCGCTACTACCACGTAATTATTAACGTGGGCTTTAATATCAACACCCGGAAGATAACCAATTAATTGATTAACTTTCATATCAGACCGCTTCAAATAAAATAGCTGTCGACCACCATGTTTAGTAGATTGCTCTAACGTTTCTGGGTAAAAATCCTTTGACTGTTGTCGAATTGAATCCATACCATCAACGCCATTGTCATGGTTGCGATCGATATCAACAACGAAGAACTTATCTGTCCGCAATGCTATTTGAGCGTATGGATGTTTCTTCCAGATATCTTTAATTTGTTCTGAAGTTAAGGCTGGTCTGTCAGCAAACTTGATTAATGGCTGCTTACCAGCAATTGGGAGGACACTTAATCCTTTAGCTTGATATGCCAAAGCATAATTAACTAGATTTTTCATAATACCTCCTAAATAATTAACGGGCCTTCCACCCGCCCGGTGTTTAGGACACTGCCTTAGTATGGATCGGGTGCAAAGCATTCTACCTCTGCTTCATACCACTCATCATAAAAAGCTTCTTCTTGTTTTTCTTTAACTGTTTCGTAAGCTTTTCGCAACCCACCTTTAAAAGGGCATTTGGTCATCATCAACCGTCGCTTCATCTGGTTGTTCAGCTTCTTCAAAGTCGTAATTACGGTATGGATATTCTGGATTCTTCTTGTTAGGACGTACCTTCAATTTCATAATCATGGTCTTACCAACTGTTTCTTGGAATACTTTAGCGAGGTTTTCATAAACCATTGAGTCATCGTCCCAAGCAGCATCTGGAATATTAATTCTCAGAACGGCTGCTAGCTTCATTACCATTCGGATATTAGTTTCTAACATTGGGTTTGGCTTGCCCTTAGCGGTAACTTCGTCTAAACCAATCCGAAGAAATTCTTTACTGCCGGCATGTTCACCTTCTACTACTTCAAGAACGAAGCTTAATTGTTCCGTACCCCATGGAGCCGTAGAATCTTCAACCTTTGTTACTGCAACTGTGTAATCACCGCTTGGTAGCCCTTCAAACTTATTAATTGAATCGTTCTTTGCATCAAAATCCTTAGCTACACTGTTCATTGCATCTCGTAAACTCATAATTAATTACCTTCCTTTACCTTTTGTTGCTTAATTTTATTTACAATTTCGTTTTGTTCTTTGATTGTCGTAGTTTTTGGCTTATCAAAAACACCATTAATGTGTTCTAGCACTCGTAAAATAGCCGGGTCAGTAATATCATCCTTCACATAATGAATTCGACGGTCTTTTACCATCCGGATATACCGATCACCAAACCGCTTGGTTTCAATAACTAAATCACAGTTTCCATTTACCACGTTGTAGTATTTCTGTTTCAATGATGGCCGGTCTTCTGTGTGTCCAGAATTTTCATCGGTTAGTGTCATTAATCGACTAATGTAAACAGTGTTCATCGGTAATGCTTTTAGTTCCGTAACGAATGCTTGAAACACCGTGTTGAATTGGGCATAGCCTTTTCCATAAGCAACGTCCCCTAATGTTTCTACACCGTGGTCATAACAAATTGCTTGTTCAATCAGTGTTACAACATCATCAATAACATCAATAACCACAGTCTTATAGCCGTGATTTTCAGTTCCTAGTGCAAGTATGATTTCATCTAGCTGGTCAATCACTGACTTTTTAAGTGAACCATCGCTCTTTCGTACATTCTTTAATTGAATACTTGGTGCCGTGTTCATTTCAGCATTCCCGTCGGTATTTAGAAAAAGTGGACTAGGGAATCTTTCAGCTAAGTATGATTTTCCTGACATTGTGTCCCCGTAAATAAAGTAATTTCGAGGAATACGCCGTGCCTTTTGTGGCTTGTTTGGCGGTAAAATACCCATCTTAATAACCTCACTTTCTAATTAATCCACGCTGTTTAGCGTAGTGGTAAGCCCATCCGGACTTAAAACCGTGTAGTTTTCCGTATGCTTGAATTTCTTTCAGATTTTTTAATTCACTTGGTCGCTTATCAGCAACATTTTTCATAATTGTTGACTTTTGCAATCGCTTAACAACATTCAGCCGTGATTTAGTTACTTTTTTTAATTTCACATCATCGACAACTTCTAGTTCTTTTTCCTGTCCTAATTGCATTCCGCAGTATGGACAGGTATCACCAGAACGGTAGAAAGAGGCAAAACAACGTGGGCAAACAGTAACTGGCTTAATCACCGTTCCTGAAGCTGCTCGTTTATTGTTTTTGCTAACCCCTTCTAATGACCAATGACGTTCATCGGTTGGCAGTCCGAAGCGTTCGACGTTACCAACATGGTCAATAATCACAGCGGTTTTACCTTTCCGTGGATTCATTGAGCGCATTGCAAACTGTAAATACAGTGACAATGATTGTGTTGGTCGCATCATAATTACACAGTCAACATTTGGTAAATCCAAACCTTCAGTAAACAATTCTGCATTGGTAACAATTTTGATTTTTCCAGCACGATAATCTTCAATAATTTGTTCTCGCTCATCTTTTGGTGTTTTCCCTGAAACTGCACGGGCACTAATTCCATGACTGTTAAACGCTCTAGCTAGCCGAACTGCACTATCGACGTTATAGGTATATGCGATAGCTTGCATCCCCTTAGCCAATTCGTGATAATGGCGAACAGCGTTTCCATAAATTCGTGGTTTTAAGGCTTCCTTAATGGAATCTTCGCTGTAATCCCCAGTTGATTTAGTTCGTAACTTGCTAATATCAATCTGGGAAGGTGCGTAGTAATCTACCGGAGCTAAGAAGTGATTTTTTATTAACCACGGGACAGATTTTCCGGTAATTAAATCATCAGCAACATCCGTGAAGCCTTGCCCTCCTAGTCGGTATGGAGTAGCAGTAAAAAGTAGTTTGTAGGCTTCTGGAAAAGCATTCAAAATTCTTCGATAAGACTTCGCTAAAACGTGATGGGCTTCATCGACAAAAATAATGCTTGGCGGTTCTAATTCTTCTACATGACGGGTAATGGTTTGAACCATACCGATTGTTGAGAGATTCATATTAACGTCATTAGCTTTGAAAGTTTTAATAACCTGCTGCACGATTTCTTGTCGATGAACAACAAATAAAATTCGATTACCTTTTGCGGTTGCTCGTCTTGCAATATCAGCCATGATTACTGTCTTTCCTGTACGAGGAGGCTGCTGCACCATAATCGACTTATGACCATTTCGAATTGATTGATAAACCTTATCAATCGTTTCTTGCTGATAATCACGAAGCTTAAACATCACTTAATCACCGTATTCCGGTTATTCTTCAAGTGTGCTCCTGGCACTTCTTGACCAGCTTTAATTGCCTTGTAAATGGCTGTCTTGTCAGGTGCAGTAGTGGTTTTAGTTTCAACGAAAGCCGGTGGAAGCTTTTTGCCATTGTCAACAACAACTGAAGCCTTAAAATTTCGGACACTTAGTAAATGATTTTCAGTATCAAACCGCTTAATTCCCGCATCATCAAGAACATCAGTCATATATTGTTTAATCCAAGCCAGTTTATTCTTGCGGTATGATAATTCATCACGCCAAGTCCGTTGTTTATCTTCAATAAAGTTAATTTCAGACTTAATTTGGTCAGCCCAGGTGGCAAGATTTTCTAATTTATCCTTCCGGGTATCATCAATTGCGTCTAGTGTG